CTGGGCTTGACCACGCAGCAGTACGCTGCGTCCCTCGTCGAACTGGAGAAGCGCAATGGCTGAGCAAACGCAGGACCGAACCCCGAGAGATTCCACCAAGCGGGCTGTCACCGAGAAGCCCATGACGTGGAAGCCATCGAGCACGCTGCCCGTCCCGAAAACGGACGACAACTACGTGTACCGGTGGATCCGGCGATCGTTCTTCGGCAGCGAAGACCCCACCAACATGAGCAAGAAGATGCGTGAAGGTTGGGAGCCCGTCAGTCCGAAGGAACATCCCGAGCTCGCGCTGTTCGCCGACGCGCGTCAACGTGGCGATGCCACGCTGGTGGAAGTCGGAGGCCTGATCCTCGCACGCATGCCGCGTGAGATGGCGGAGGCCCGTCGCAAGTACTACGAATCGCTCACGGCCCAGCAGATGCAGTCAGTCGACCAGCAGCTGGCCAACGAGCAGACCGACAGTCGCATGCCGATCTTCAACGACCGGCGCACCAAGGTCAGCAACTTCGGCCGCGGCTCCTGATCCTTCGGGGCCGCATTCAACAGGAGAAACAGCAATGGCATCCACTGCGGCCCCCTTCGGCCTCAAGCCGATGAAGCTTGTTGGCAACCGTCCGTTCGCGGGCGCGACCAACCTCTATCGGATCACGACCAACTACGCGACGTCGATCTTCACTGGTGACATCGTCAGCATCGTCGCTGGCGGCACCTGCGAAAAGGTCTCGACCCTGGGAACCGCGGCTTCGCAGTTCCCGGCAGGCACCGCCGGCGTCTTCGTCGGCTGCACCTACACCGACCCGTCGACGAAGCAGCCCCGCTTTTCGCAGATGTGGACCGGCGGCACTGTCGCTTCGGACGCCTACGCGTACGTCGTCGACGATCCGGCCGTGATCTACATGATCCAGGGCAGCGGCACCGTTCCCGAGACCGCGCGCGGCGCGAACATCGGCGTGGTGCAGACCGCCGGCTCGACCGTCTACGGCACCAGCAAGGTCGCCGCCGACGTCGCCACCATCGCCCAGACCGCGACCATCGGCCTGCGCATCGTCGACTTCTCGACGCTGCCAACCGACGCGATCGGCGACTCGTTCACCAACATCCTCGTCATGTTCAACCCGGGCGCCAACATGCTCCAGGGCTCGAGCACCGGCATCTAAGCAAGGAGATCAGCAATGGCTACGATGTCTCGTGCACAGCTCCTCAAGGAGCTGCTCCCTGGCCTGAACGCACTGTTCGGCCTCGAGTACAAGCGCTACGGCGAGGAGCACAAGGAGCTCTACGACGTGGAGAACTCCGAGCGCTCGTTCGAAGAAGAAGTGAAGCTCTCGGGCTTCGGTGCAGCGCCGACGAAGTCGGAAGGCGCCGGCATCACCTACGAGAACGGGCAGGAAGCCTACGTCGCGCGCTACGTCCACGAGACGATTGCGCTCGGCTTCGGCATCACCGAAGAGGCGATCGAGGACAACCTGTACGACAGCCTGTCGGGCCGGTACACCAAGGCGCTGGCGCGGTCGATGGCCTACACCAAGCAGGTGAAGGGCGCGGCGATCCTGAACAACGCCTTCAGCGGCTCGTTCCTGTACGGTGACGGTGTGGCCCTGTGCTCCACCGCCCACCCGACGGTCGGCGGCTTCACCAACGCGAATCGTCCGGCGGCCGACGTCGACCTGAACGAGACCGCGCTGGAAGACGCCTACATCAACATGGCGGCCTGGGTCGACGAGCGCGGCCTGCTGATCGCGGCCAAGCCCAAGAAGCTGGTGATCCACCCGTCGAACACCTTCGTGGCGACGCGGATCCTGCAGACCGAGCTGAGCACCGTGGCCGGCGGCGCGAGCGCCTTCGCGAAGAACGACATCAACGCGATCAAGTCGAACGGCGCGATCCCCGGCGGGTACACGGTCAACCACTGGCTGACCGACCCCGACGCGTGGTTCCTGCTGACCGACGTGCCCAACGGCCTGAAGCACTTCGTCCGTGCCCCGCTCAAGCAGGACATGGAAGGGGACTTCGAAACCGGCAACGTCCGGTACAAGGCCCGCGAGCGCTACTCGTTCGGTGTGAGCGACCCGCTCGGCATCTACGGTACGGCCGGAGCCTGACGGCCCGCAAGCGAAGGGGCCCCGCGGGGCCCCTTCTTCCATGAACTGGAGAATGCGATGAGCGGTACCAAGCTCGAAGACTCCACCACGGGCCGGTCGGCAACGCAGAAGGCGACGAACAACGCCGCCTGGGTGATGACGGCGGGCTCCGGCTCGGCCACGGTGACGTCCTCTTCGGGGAACGTCGCGAACGCAAGTGCGGTGGCTACGCTGCCGGCTGTGGCGGCCAAGACGAACAACCTGTCGGGGATGCTGATCACTGGCGCGGGCGCGACTGCGGCCGGCGTGGTGACGGCCACGATCACGGGGCTGGCGGGCGGCACGATGTCGATCACGGTGGCGGTGCCTGCGGGCGCCACGCTGGGCATCACGCCGATCTACCTCGACTTCAATCCCCCGCTGCCCGCGACGGCTGTGAACACGGCCATTGTCGTGACCCTTCCTGCGCTCGGCGCGGGCAACACCAACGCCTCGGTTTCGGCCTGGGGCTACCGAATCTGAGGTGGACCATGGACCGTGATCAAGCCGAGAAGATGGTGGGGAAGAAGACTCCTCTGCCCGGTGCCGGGAAGCCGGCGGGCGCGAACTGGGCTCCGAAGCCTGCCGCCAGCGCTCCGTCCGACAAGACGGGTATCGGCGGCCTCCCCGCTGACCCACTGAGGAACCCGAAGGCGATCATCGCCGATCGGGAGAAGAAGGCCGGCCTCGCGTGCGGCGGCAAGGTCAAGAAGATGGCCACAGGAGGGCTTGTCCGTGGGGCAGGAGCAGCTGTCAAGGGTAAACGGTTCTCGAGCGGGTGCTGACGTGGCAATGGGCAACGGGGCAGACCAGCGGGTGTTCGAGCTCGAACGCGAGGTCGGGAACCTGCGCGTGAACAACGCGTCGTTGGGGACGTCTGTGGAGCTTCTGGCCAAGGCGGTCGAAACGCTCACGTCGACAGTCGATGAGCTGCGGGACACGATGAACAAGGGGCGCGGCGCCCTGTGGGTGGCGATGGTGCTTGCCGGAGCTTTCGGCGCAGCGGTCGCCACAGGCCTCAAGAAACTTCTGGGGATTGTGTAATGGCAACGATGAAGAAACCATTCGCGCTGTTCAAGGGCAAGGACACCAAGAGCGAAGAGCTCAAGGAAGCCAAGGCCATCAAGAGCGGCAAGATCACGCCCAAGCAGTACGCTGCCGGCGAGAAGCACGAAGACGCGATGAAGAAGCCCCGGTTCGCCGGCGGCGGGCTCGTCGGGCGCGGCCAGGGCGAAGCGCGCACCAAGCGCACCAAGCACTGCTGAGGCGCTGAATGGCCACGTCCGGCACGACCGCCTTCAACCTCGACCTCCAAGAGATGGTCGAGGAGGCGTACGAGCGGGCGGGCCTGGAGATGCGCACGGGCTACGACCTGCGCACCGCGCGGCGCAGCATGAATCTGCTGCTGGCCGAGTGGGCGAACCGCGGGTACAACCTGTGGACCGTCACCGAGTACGCGATCTCCCTGGTGGCAGGGCAGGCGGAGTACTCGCTGCCGTCGGATACGATCGACACGCTCGACCACGTGATCCGCAGCAGCGCGGGCACCACCAACGACATCGTGCTGCGGCGCCTGGGGCTCTCGAGCTACGCGGCGATCCCGAACAAGACGTCGCCCGGCCGGCCGGTGCAGGTGTTCGTCGATCGCCAGATCGCGCCGACGATCACGGTATGGCCGGTGCCGACCAACGCCAACGATCAGCTGGTGGTCTGGTACATGCGGCGCCTGCAGGACGCGGGCACCGGCGGCGGGTTCACCATGGACGTGCCGTTCCGGTTCATCCCCGCCATGATCGCCGGCCTCGCCTACATGATCGGCCTGAAGCGGCCGAAGGAAGTGCCCGAAGCGCGCATCGATCGCCTGCTGCAGGAATACAACGCGCAGTGGGAGCTTGCCGCTTCCGAGGATCGCGAACGCTCATCGCTCCGGCTGGTGCCGGGGCGCAACTGAAGGAGACCCCATGTCCTACGACATCAACCTGTACCGCGCGGCCAAGTCGGCGCGCCTCGCCGCCGAGCAGCCGAAGTACGCTGACCTGTGCCCGACCGAGCCGACGCCGGAAGACGACGCGCGCGTGCGCGCCGAGCGCAATGCGATGCTGTACAGCGGCGCGCCGGCGCTGCCCCAGGTGGAAGCGTTGGGTTGCGTCCGGCCGAGAACGTGCCGTTCGTGTCGGTCGGCAGCGATTGTGTTCCGCCCGTGCCGTGGTTGGAGTCCCACCACCCGCCGATGGAGATCAGCAGGTTGCCTGCCGTGACGCCGGTCAGCGTGACGTTGCCGGGCGAGTTCCACGTCGAGCCGCCGGTCCAGATCTGTGCCAGCGTCGAGGACTGCTGGGCGAAAGAAACCGCGCTCGCGGCGCTACCTGCCGTGAGGTTCGAGCGGCGCGGGCGTACACCGGGCCGCGGCGCCGTGCGGAGCGCGCGGCCAAGCATCAGCCATCCACCTCTTCCACCACCACGGCCTACAGCGCGACCGGTGAGGTCACGGGCACCAACTACACCGCGGGCGGTGTGACGGTGACCAACGCCACACCGCCGACCACGTCGGGCACGACGGCGTACTGGACCCCCAGCGCATCGTTCGCCTGGACCACGGTGACGCTGTCGACCGCCTTCGACGCGGTGCTGTTGTACAACAGCACGCAGTCCAACCGCGCCGTGAGCGTGCACACCTTCGGCTCGCAGACCGTCACGGCCGGCAACTTCACGTTGACCATGCCGACCAACGACGCCACCAACGCCCTCATCCGGATCGCCTGATCATGAGCTTCAACATCACCCGCAAGGGCTTCCACCGCCTGATGAAGGACGGCGTGCAGGTGTCGCAGCACGCCGCCAAGGAAGAGGCCTACCAGCGCGCGTCGCGCGAGGCCGGCACGTACCAGCTGATCACGGCGGACGAAGACATCGTCGTGACGGCGGATGTGGGCGCGCCCGCACCGGCTCCCGCCCCTGCACCGGCTCCCGCCCCTGCACCGGCTCCCGCGCCGGCACCTGCTCCCGCGCCGGCACCTGCTCCGACTCCGGTCCCTGGCACGGCGGCGCTGCTGGACACGCTGCTGAAGTTCGCCGAGACCGGCGCGCGCAACTGGAACTTCGAAGGGCACACCTGTGTGGTCGGCGTCGATCCGACGAACGGCGGCAACCCGTTCAACGAGGACAAGGGCTACTGGGAGTACAACGACACGACGTATGAGCCGTGGCTGTTCGACCGCGCTGACGCGTGGCGCATGCTCGCCGAGATGACCGGCGACGCGCGCTGGCGCGCGCAGGCCGACAACGACCTCGCGTACTACGAGTCGCGCCTGTCGCCGGCCGGCATTTTCCTCAACAAGAGCGGCGAGGAGGACACGAAGTACAGCTACGTGCACCCCTGGAGCGGCAACGTGGCCAAGCAGACGGCGGCCTACAACGCCACCGTCGCGGGCTTCCCCGACAGCTTCAGCCCCAACGCAGGTCTGTGGACCGAGCGCGAGCTGTGGGTCGCGCTGAACGCTGCGGTGAAGTTCAACACCGTCGCCGGCGGCTCGATGGGCTTGTCGCGCGCGCAGGCGATGATCGACCAGTGGGACGCCGCGTGCGCCGGCCGCAAGGCTCCGCTCGTCACGTACACGCAGCACGAAGGCGGCGGCCCTGGCGGCACGGAGCCGACCGATCTGGTCACGTCGCCGTGGATGAGCGCCCTGTACTTCCAGGCAGCGCGCCTGTACGTCGAGAAGGTGCCGGCGGCGGCCGCGCAGGTCAACAAGCAGGCCAGCGACTACTTCGACTACCTGAACCAGCCGGGCACGCGCGGCTTCTACCCGGGCAGCGACGCGCACCCCGAGTTCACCGGCCTCGTGTTCCCAGCGTACCTCGCCGGAGGCACGACCATCGGTGATGCCGGGCCGGACGAAGGCAACATGGACCACGCGCTGGACATGGCGGGTTTCTGTGCCTTCGCCGTCAAGGCCAAGCAGGCTCTGGGGCTCGACACGGCCCTGGCAGTGAAGCGCCTGGGCGAGATGAAGGTGACGGCGGCCCGCAGCTTCCAGAACTGGACCCGCGAGGCCTCCTGGCTGCCGAAGTACCGCATCAGCCCGGCGCGCAAGAACAACTGGTGGATCCGCGGCATGTACGAGTTGATCGCCAACGGCGGGTAAGGAGCAACCATGCCTCTGTACACGGTCACGCGAACGAGCACGGCCCTGAGCACGTCCAACGACCTGCTCACGATCATCGCCTCGAGCACCAAGCCGCTGCGCGTCTACATCGCCGACATGAAGGGGATGGGCGTCGCCACGGCCGCCAACGAGGTGCTGATGTCGCGCAGCTCCGGGGGCACCACCCCTGGCGGCGCGATCACGCCGTCGCCCGTCAACTCGGGCAGTTCGGCAGCGTCGTTCACGACGGCCACGACGTGGTCGGGCCAGCCCACGCTCGGCGTCACGCTCTGGCGCTTCGGTGTCAATGCGAACGGCGGTGTCGACAAGTTCGTCGCGGTGCCGGGCGCGGAGATCTCCGTGCCAGTGTCGGGGCAGGTCAGCTTCCGCAGCGCTTCGGGCACGAGCAATGCCGTGATCAACGTGCTGGTGGAAGAGGTGGATGGCTGATGCTTGGCCGCGCGCTCCGCACGGCGCCGCGGCCCGG